CGGCGACCACCGAGATCTACACAGAGTAGATCGTCGGCAGCGTCAGATGTGTATAAGAGACAGCAACCGCAGCTTTTACCGTTGCAAAAGTTCCGTGTTTGCCCAAGAACGCTACCCCGTCTAAGATGGCATTACTCGAGTTAAACCTACCGTCTAAATAGGACTTAACAACACTTACTTGAGCTTCCCATGCACTAGGCCAGTTAATACCGGTGAATCGTGAGCTTTGTAAATTGTCGAAGAAATCAGAAACTACCGCATCATTAGCACCACTTACCGGCTGTACCAATACAATAGTTCCAAGTCCTGCAACTACTCCATCAATTTCAATATTGTATAGATTACCGATTGTACCGCCATCAACCGCAGTAAAATCCACTTGGAAATCGTTTACACCATTTTCAGTAACAACCATAGGCATAGAAGGATAATTTGCAGCAGCTAAAGCCGCAACAATATTATCAACAACATCTTGGTCAGTGTCTCCGGTTGTAACAGCAACAGTTACTTTATATTGTGCTTTATCCACAACCGATACAATAAGTTCGCCATCTTCCGTAGCTGTTCCAGCACCTGTTCCAAAGGTTATAGTTCCCACTGCTTTAACGGCTGCCGGAGCTGCACTTTCTGCAACAGTTTTCACGTTCAATTGTGAATAACCACCATTTGAATCTAAAAATTGTTGTATTTTATTTCTAATATCAGAGTTAGCAACAAACAATGTGTCTAACTCTGTTTTCGTGAGTTTTCCAACATCTGTATACAACTGCCCGTCTACCGCTGTTCCAGTAGCTGGGATTGTACCACAAATTAAATCACTTCTACCCACAACCGATGCGGCAAGCTGTGCGGGCAAAAGGGATATGGAAACTTTTGGGTTGCTAGTGGTAGCCATTACTTACCTCCATCTTTCTTTTTATCTTTTTTGGTTTCTTCTTTTAATTTAGTATTTTTTTGCAGAACCTCTACACTATTATCGTTATCCGCTAATCTTCTGCGAATATTTATTTTTAAGTCATTTGGGGAAGAGGAAAATTTTACAACGTCTCCCGCGTTCTTCCCGTGCATTGATACATTAAATTTCACTTTCGTGTCTGTATCAAGTAATGCCATTTTATTCTCATAGTTCAATTGACGCATCTGAATTCCCTTCATCAAATATTGTTTGTGCCCATTCAAGATCTCTAAAAGCAACTGTTTTATTGTTTATATATCCATCTTCAAAGTCTATTCGGGACCTTGCTTCGAAATCAAAAGCGTGCGCGTAATATGCTGTGTTGTACTCGGCTTGGCCGTCTGATTTATAGCCCGTCTTTTCCCACCCATAAAGGCACTGATTAAGTATAACAAATAAATCAGAATACACCCACTCTTTATTTTCATTTGCCCCAAGATCATCATTACATGGGACCATAACTAATACACTAAAATTCTGAATGATATCCGTTGGTCTATATGAACTTCCAGGCAATGACGTAAAATCATCGTCATTACTCCTGCCATTACTTGCGTCTCTATCAAGCATTATTACGAACATATACGCTTTGCTAGCTTGCTTTGTATAAATCTCTTTTGCCCTGTCCAAGTCTGCAACTGTACATACCCTAACATTTGTTAAAATATGTTCCATTATCACTGCACCATCTGGAACATTTGGAACATCCGATAGGTCAATAGTAATTGTATTTGGAGTTACACTATCAATGGTTTTAAATCCTGAGACACCATAAGCCCTATTTTCTAATAAGTATTCATTTCCGGTTATTGTTGGAATTGGTGAACCATCCACACCCTCGAATAAAAAAGATGAAGGAACGCCCGCAGAAGTGGGATCCAGTGTGACTTGAACTATCTCGGGTGTTGGTAATTCAAGTAGAACGGTTTTACCGTTCGGCCATTGTCGCCCCGGTCGTTCCTCCATGTATGCCGTTAAATCATGTTCGTTTTCTGTTTCGTATCTCACAGTGTCGTCAACTGTAACAGCTGCACTAACAAGCCTATTGCGAATCAATGCCTGATCTATATAAATTTTCTCACCAGCAAATAAGCCGTGATCTTCTGGAAATGTTATTACAAGGTTGCCACTGGATACAATCGCGCTTGTGATAGGTATCTCATCGTGAAAACGATCGGTCAAAAGTGGCAAACAGTCTTGTAATTGTGTTACTATATCGTTCGGTCTTAACATTTAAGCTCCTCATACGGACCATTTTGCAAGTAGTTCTCAACATTTCTATCTTCTAATTTCATTGCAGCCCGCAACCAAGGATTTGCCGGATTAGGTCTTGCACTCATAAAACGAGTACCTGATTCTAAATAAAGTGCATGTTTCTCTGTTGCACCAATTCTTAATGTATTAGACCCATTGGCCTTAAAATAAACACTTCGTTTAAGCCTCCCACTTTGGCTTCTTGGATACTCACCCGGTGCAGAACTCCTATGAGGTAAACCACTATAGTGTCTTCCTGTTCTTGATCCAGAATCTAACATCTTAGTAGAACGTTCAACTATACTGTTTCCCGCTTTCTTTGCTCCGTTCCTGATCCCTTTTTTGAATAACCTTTCAGAATTCAAAAGGGATTTTTCTACTTTCTTAGATTCTTGTGTCATTGATATTTTAAGCATCGGTTTCCTCGTTTGAGGAAATTCCTCTTTCTCTACACTGAAAGATTAACCACTGTTTTTGTTCGTTAAAATCAGTTATAGTCATAACTCTGAAATATCGGTTATCGTGTTTTATAAAGTGTTCCCCAGCTGCATCAATGTTATTTAATGACGGGGACCAACGTGTAGTAAACAAATGGGTTGTTTTCTTGTCAATAACTACCCCTGAAAATCTTTTACTACCGGTCACAGTCACGATTTTAAAATACGCCTGGGCTACTACGCTAAAAACTATCGTAGACTTAGACTCGCCAAATTTTGGGGATCTTACAGACCGTAATTCAATAGAGCCTTTTCTATTTAAATCAGATATACATATTTTTAAACAATTGCTTCTATTGACAACACTCATACACCCTGCCCGAGTTAGTTCTTACTCTGTATCTTCTGAATGATTTGGCCAATGGCTGAACAGCACATGGAATTTCACCACAAGCGTCTGAGCAATCTCCCCGGTTTGCATACATTCCAGCAACCATCATGGTTATTGATAATAACAATTGTGAAGGTATTCGAGGTATCTCACACGTACCTGTGGTAACCGTTGGGGCTGGATCGCCTTCATATTCTATCTTGAATGTAGTAGACGTATCCAATGTTGCTGCAAATAGTCCATTATATAGCTCTTCTCCCGTATCAACTAATATTACTTGATCAAATGTTTTCAATTTGTGAGCAGCTGATAAAGTTACCTTTGCTATTTGGGGCGAATCCCCCAGGATTGTTTCAGTTACTATTTCCGTTACTGAAATTTCATCGTAAATGCCTGTAGTATATTCAATTGCCACGGCTTCACAATCGTTTGTGTCTATTGAAATGTCATCATTAATTTTTACAATAGTTTCCCAGGTTGATTTACAAATAGTGTAGTCATCTGTGGTCAACTCTGTCAATACATCGTCCTGTAAAACTGAGACCTTGTCGATAGTTCTTAGCGGCCTATCTTCTATTAGAAAATGTTTATGATGCAGACTACAATATGGGTAGTATGCATCATAAGTAGATTTAAGTAAATCGTATCCCGTCCATTTTTCCAATGTAGCCGTTGCAGCCTCTATGTAGGCAATTAAAAGAGCATCTTCATCACTTGTTAATAATCTAAGATGCTCTTTAACTCTGTCAAGGGAAACAGACTGTAATAAGTGCTCTAATTGGTCTACACGAACAGGTTTATATACCATTTACTCTTCTTCTTTTTTTGCTTTTTTCTTTTTCTTTTTATCTTTGTCACCGTTATGTATAGCAACTTTTCCAAGTTTCCGAAATAATTTTGTTTCTTCCTCTGGCACTTCTGCCACTTCACCCTCTTTAAAGGAAGTGGCATTGATACCATCAAAAGAGTACAAATAATCACATAAAAATTTGACTTTCATACTCTATCCCCCCTATGGTAGGCCATCGCCTGGAACAACCGCAGAATCCCAACCTGTGAATTCTTGTAACATTGATCTTAGAACAGCAATTGGAGTAATTGTCAAATTGGTTGTGTCCGCATCACCAGTAATGCTAACTCTAACAAATTGCTTTGTAGAGAAGGCACCAATAGTTTGAACAAAATCGTTTTGTGCAATTACCATAGTTCGTCCGGTCTCTTTTCGATAAGGAAGAACCGCGTTTTGTGCGACTTCTGCCCAACCTGTTGAGCCATCGTCACTGTCTTCAATGGTATACACAAATGTGGCAATATCCGCAGCGGCTAAAGCTCTGTCAGACCTGTCTCTTATACACATCTCCGAGCCCACGAGACTAGGCATGATCTCGTATGCCGTCTTCTGCTTGAAAAAAAAAAA